AGGAAATATCGAATTAGAAAATGGCAGTAAGATATTGGCAGCTTCTACGTCTGCGAGTGCTGTCCGAGGCATGTCGTTTAATATCATCTTCCTCGACGAATTCGCTTTCGTTCCAAACCATATTGCGGAGTCCTTCTTTGCCTCTGTTTATCCTACTATTACTTCTGGTACAAAAACAAAAGTAATTATCATCTCTACCCCACAGGGTATGAACCACTTCTATAAGATGTGGATGGATGCTGTTAATGGTAGAAATGGATATACTCATCACGAAGTACACTGGTCTCAAGTTCCTGGCAGAGATGCTGCTTGGAAAGAACAAACAATTAAGAACACATCTCAAAGACAGTTTACACAAGAATTTGAATGTGAATTCTTAGGATCAGTTGACACATTAATCTCTGCTGCCAAGCTTAAGGCACTAGTGTTTGAAGAACCTATCACTAGAAACAAAGGTCTGGATGTATATGAAGCACCTAAAGAAAATGCCGAATACTTAATGACAGTGGATGTTAGTCGTGGCATCGGCGGCGACTATTCTGCTTTCATTGTGTATGACATTACAACCGTTCCTTATCGTATTGTAGCAAAGTACAGGAACAATGAAATTAAACCCATGCTCTTTCCTAGCGTCATTAATGACGTTGCTAGGGGATACAATAATGCCTGGGTTCTGTGTGAGGTGAATGACATTGGAGATCAAGTAGCTTCCATTTTGAACTTTGATCTAGAGTATCCTAACGTTCTCATGTGTGCCATGAGGGGACGTGCTGGTCAGATTGTTGGACAAGGATTCTCTGGTAACAAGACACAACTAGGTGTCAAGATGAGTATCACGGTTAAAAAAGTTGGTTGTGCTAACCTCAAACAGATTGTTGAGGATGACAAACTTATCTTTAATGACTACGATATCATTAATGAACTAACAACATTTATTCAGAAGAAACAATCTTTTGAAGCAGACGATGGATTCCATGATGACCTCGTTATGTGTATGGTAATCTTTGCTTGGTTGGTTCAGCAAGATTACTTCAAGGAAATGACTGACAATGATATTCGTCAGCGTATCTACGATGAACAAAAAAATCAAATCGAGCAAGACATGGCTCCATTTGGATTTATTACTACAGGACTTGAAGGTGACGAGGGTTTTGTAACTGATGGATCTATTTGGTATGGTGATGTACAAGAAGAAGTAGGATACATGTGGGACTACCGCTAATGGATTTAGAAGACCAGTTTTCCTTAGATCATTTAATATTTAAAGAGAGAAGATGTCGTGTCTGTGGAAAAACTAAAAGTTTAATGGATGATTTTTATCTAACAAGAAAAGATAGGGCAACAGTAGCGTCAGCATATTCATACGAATGTAAATTGTGTACTGTAAGAAGAGTAATAGAATCTAGGAAAAGAAATGATCTGACTTCGATGTGGGACTATCCTGATTGGTAATGTTCATGTTTTGTTTCCCCACTCAAGGAGTTCAAAATCATAAATATTTTTAGATTAAATCTGGATACCTCAGGAGAAACTCATGGCAAGTCTTATCTCGCCTGGTATTGTAATCAAAGAACGTGACCTTACTACAGCTGTTGTAACGAATACTAGTGCTATCACTGGTGCTTTTGCTTCAACTTTTGCTAGAGGTCCCGTTGGAGAGATTGTAACTATCAGCTCACAGAAAGAACTATTAGATACATTCGGTGCCCCCAAATCAGACAATGCTGAAGATTGGTTTGTAGCATCCGAATTCCTCAACTATGGCGGCAGACTCGCTGTAGTCCGTGCCGAAACTGGCACCAACTCTGCTAACACTGGAGCAAACGCTGCTCTCAATGTTCTAAACAAAGCAGAATGGGATGCTGGTCTTGGCGCTGGCGAAGATTTTGTTGCCAGAAGCCCTGGTATCTGGGGCGATTCTCTTAAGGTAATTGTTGTTGATCGTGGTCCTGATCAGGTTCTAACACTTGCTGCTGGATGGGACAACACTCCTGTCATCGGATCTTCTGTTTCATTCAACACCTCTGCTGGTGTTAAAACTGCCGATGTAATGGACTGGGATGCTTCTTCAAGACAACTAACTATTGCCCTTGCCGATCCAACTGTTCTTATCAGCACTGCTGATACATTCGAAGATGGTAACGAGATCGGAACCTTCACTCACAATGGAGTTACCGAACCAGGCAGAACTCCTGGTATTTACGCTCCTCCTGCTGATGCTGGCGGAGCTGCTTTCCAAGTTGTAGTTGCTGACGCTGGTGCTGGCGTTGGTGGTGCTGTAATCGTAAATCTCCTTGCTCCTGGCGATGGTTATTCTGTAGGAAGCACAATCAACCTTCCTGGTGCTGCTACTGGTGGCGGTACTGATATCCTAGTTACAGTAACTGCTCTTGATCCAGATATCGCTATCGAATCTGCTTCTAGCTGGTATGCTTCTGCCACAGTATCTGGCGTAAAACTTTCAAACATCGGTCCTCGCCCTGGCACTTCTGCTTTTGCTGCTGCTAGAGGCATTGAGTATGATGAAGTTCACGTTGCTGTTGTTGACACCACTGGTGATATTAGCGGAACTGCTGGTACTATCATTGAGCGTTTAACCTATCTCTCCAAACTATCTGACGGTAAGGGAACCGAAGGTCAATCAGCATACTACAAAACTGCCGTTAACGAAGGTTCTGAGTATGTCTTCACTGGTGCTACTCTAAGTGGTACTGGATCTGGAGCAGCATGGGGTCAAGAGTCATCTGCTGTAACTGGAAAACTTCAGTTGATTGGTGGTGGTGGTGCTTTCACCCTATCTGCTGGTGGCGATGACTATGCTTACAACGCTGGCGAAATTGATGCCGCTTACGAAGTATTCAGCGAAACTGAAGACGCTACCGTAGATTTTGTTCTAATGGGTGGTTCAATGTCCAACGAAACTGATACGCTTCTAAAAGCAGGTTCCGTTATGGCAGTTGCTCAGAACAGAAAGGATTGTGTCGCTTTTGTTTCTCCTTACAGAGGAAACCAAGTTGGATCGAGTGGCGCTCTATCAAAGAACGTCCAGAAGACAAATACAATTAACTTCTTCAATCAACTAACTTCCACATCATACGCTATGTTTGATAGTGGTTATAAGTACATGTATGATCGCTTCAACGATATCTATCGTTGGATCCCATGTAACGGTGACGTTGCTGGTCTCTGTGTTTCAACTTCTGCTACTCTAGAAGATTGGTACTCACCTGCTGGCACCAACCGCGGTGGTCTAAGAAATGCCGTTAAGATCGCTTATAATCCAGGTCAAGCTGATAGAGACGAACTCTATCAAGCAAGAGTTAACCCAATTGTTTCTTTCCCTGGTTCAGGTGTAATCCTGTTTGGTGACAAGACCGCTCTCGCCTCACCTTCTGCTTTCGATAGAATTAACGTTCGTCGTCTATTCCTTGCTGTACAGAAGAGAGCAGAACAACTTGCTAAGGGTGTACTATTTGAGCAAAACGATGCCGCTACTAGAGTTGGTTTCGCTTCTGCCTTAAATTCATACCTAAGCGAAGTTCGTTCAAGAAGAGGAGTGACCGACTTCCTCGTAGTTTGTGATGAATCTAACAACACCCCATCGGTAATTGATCGTAACGAGTTTGTTGCTGAAGTTTATCTGAAGCCAACCCGTTCCATCAACTACATCTCGGTTACCTTAACGGCAACTAAGACGGGTGTTTCCTTTAGTGAAGTTATCGGTTCTTGATAATTAATAATTTCACAAACGTATTAGAGGAAAAAACAAATGGCAACTAGAATTAACGATTTTATCACGAACATTGGGCAAGGCGTAAAGCCCAATATGTTCGCCATTGATATCCAATGGCCTACTGGTGGACTAGAAGGTGGAACCCCTGGCGCTGATGGCGGCGGGGAGTCCGCTGGACTAAGCGATAAGACCCTTATCGATGTACTTTGTAAGTCCGCCGCTCTACCTGCTTCAAACCTCGGTGTTATCGAAGTTCCTTTCCGTGGTAGAACTGTCAAGATCGCTGGTGATCGTACCTTCGATACTTGGACTGCTACCTTCTTCAACGACAAGGACATGAAGATTCGCTCTTACTTCGAAGCATGGTTAGAGTCGATGAATACCCACGAAGGTAACTACGCTCCTAACTTTATTCCTACCAAGGAAACTAATGGTTACATGGCAGAAGTTACTGTCAAGCAACTTGAGAAGCATGGCGAAGAAGGTGGTCAGATCCTAAGATCTTACATCCTCAAGCATTGCTTCCCAACCAACGTATCTCAGATTGATCTTGCTTATGATAGCAATGATCAAATTGAAGAGTTTACTGTTGAGTTCCAGTATGCTTACTGGTTGGTTGACGGTGCTAGCACAGGACCTCTTGATGCTGGTGATTCTGGCAGAACTGGTACTACGAAGAAGATCGTTCTCTAATCTAATAAATAGATCTATAGGAACATAGATCTATTGAGATGAGTCAACTCTTCGGTTTTATTATTAATAAAGGTGGTGAGGATAGGGGTCAATCCCCTATCCCACCAAATCAAGATGACTCCGTAGCGGTAGCCGCTGGGGGTCATTTTGGTACATATGTGGATGTCGATGGATCACAGGGTCGGAATGAATATGAACTGATCAAGCGTTATAGAGATATGGCGCTTCATCCAGAGTGTGACTCTGCTATTGACGAAATTGTCAATGAGTTTGTAGTTAGTGACGCTAACGATTCTCCAGTTGAAATTGAGTTATCCAATCTCGATGTTAGTGCTGGTGTGAAGAAAAAAATTCGTGATGAATTTGATTACATCAAAAAACTTTTAAACTTCGACAAGAATGCTCACCAAATCATCAGGACTTGGTACATCGATGGTCGTACATATTATCACAAAGTTATCGACTTGGATAAACCCAAACGAGGTATTCTAGAACTTCGTTATATCGATCCTCTTAAACTACGTAAAGTAAGACAAAAGATTAAGAGTCCAGAGGCAGCATCTCAAGGAGCAAAAGGAACTGCTCTTGAGTATGATTGGGGAGATTACATTGATTATTATATCTACAATCCAAAAGGTTATGCTAATGCCATGACCGTAAATGCCACTTACGATTTTGCTTCTGCCAATGGTATTAAAATGGCAGCAGATTCTATCGCTAAGTGTAACTCAGGTCTAATGGATCTGAACAAGAAACAACCTTTAAGTTTCCTACACAAAGCAATCAAGTCACTCAATCAACTTCGTATGATTGAGGACTCACTTGTTATTTACAGATTGTCACGTGCTCCTGAGCGTAGAATTTTCTACATTGATGTAGGTAATCTACCCAAGGTAAAAGCAGAACAATATCTCCGCGACGTGATGGCACGTTATCGTAACAAACTAGTTTACGATGCCAGCACTGGAGAGATTCGTGACGACAAAAAGCATATGAGTATGCTAGAGGATTTCTGGTTACCTCGTAGAGAGGGTGGCAGAGGAACTGAGATCACAACTCTTCCTGGTGGTCAAAACCTAGGCGAACTCAAAGATGTTGAGTATTTCAAGAAGAAGCTTTATAACTCTCTCAACCTTCCCCCTTCTCGTCTTACCGACGATAACAAAGGATTTAACCTCGGTAAAACAACTGAAGTCCTCCGTGACGAGCTCAAGTTTACCAAGTTCATCGGAAGACTTCGTAAAAGATTTAGTGAACTCTTCCACGATATTCTCAAGACCCAACTCATCCTCAAGGGAGTAATTGCTCCAGAA